CTAGAACTTGACCCTCTAATTGTAAGAGAAATAGCATCAACATCTACAAAAGTTTCAGTGAAATTAACTTGTTTACCTGTCCCTTGACTATCTGATGCAGATACGGTTGTACTGCCTTGATCGGTTTTACGTTTCAAGAATGTTTTAATTTTAAGGCTTTGTACTTTTACTAAATCATTATTATCTACCCCAATAAAATCAAATTTAACTTTTATATAACGAAAATTAGTGCCTAAAACATTTGTATTTCCCTGCCCTTTACCTGTGAACGTGTCTGGTTGTGCATTACCATTTCCATCTAATATATTGTTTCCATTTCCATCTTTTAAAGCTGGAGCAGTAAATATTTCTGGAGTGACTGTTGTTGAGCCAATAGTTTCATTTGAATCAAGACCTAATGTTGCTTCTATTCTGGTTGACGCAATATCTGCCCCTGTATCTATGACCTCTTCGTAGCTTCCTGAGTTTTCAGTAGGTAAAGCATAAACAGTGGTAGCACCATAAACCCCAAAAGTTCTAGACGTATCGTTGTTGTTAGGGTCAAAGTGTTCTTTCCAAGTTCTTGTAGTATTAACATTGAAGAACAAACCTCCATCTGATAAGAACCCATTAACTATCGTACCGCTAAATGTACTGTCAACTTCATCTGTTAACACAAAATCAGGAGGTTGATTAACCCTTGCTAATGTTGATGCTTGACTACCTTCAAGTCCTGCACTGTTAACAGGCAAAAGTATATATGTAAAATCACCACCGACTTGCTCAAACACCGTTGTAAAAGTTCCTTGTTTTTGACCAACTAAATTTTCAGAAGCAGTTGTATTTCTATATATGTTGTAGTGAATTATTGGTAGCTGATTAGATGCGACTGAACTTTCTGTCCATCTTAATAAGACATTATTATCTATTACTTCGTTTTTTAAATTTGTTACCGCACTTGGCGAAGCTACAGTAAATAAAACTTCTGATAAAGCTCCGAGATTACCATTTGTATCTACTGCTCTAACAAAATATTTTTGTTGCAAATCTGTCCATAAAACTCTTTCTGTAATTTGCGTTCCATTTTGTTGAAAGTCAGCTATACCAGCAGTTGTAGCCGTCCCAGATTCTCTATATATTTTATAGTCATTTATTGGTAATCCATTATTTAAAGGTGAAACAGCGTCCCAGCTAACAAAAGCACTATCTGATTTGATAATTGCTGTTAGATTTTGTGGGGCTGGTGGTGCAGCTAATACAGGATCAGGGTAATTAGAAATTCCAGTTCTACCTACATCACCTCTAAAACCATTTGCATCTAAAGCTACAACAAAAAACCTAACAGCCGTTCCCACTACAAAAGTTGAATCAATATCTAACAAATAACTATCAGAATTTATTTTATCTACTAGCGTTGCCTGATTTATATTAGTAATTGAATTATTACTTCGTCTTATTTCGTATTCTTTAATTTTTGTATTTCCTTGTGTAGGTTCTGTCCAAAATAATCTAAGTTTTGTACCTTCAAAAGAAAAGTTAATATTAGGTGCTTCTGTTTTTGTAAAAGATATAGTCTTTTCTGTAAAAGAACCTTCTTTCCCAAGAATGTCAAATGCTTTTATTTTTATATTTCTGTCACTATTAAAATTAACAGGCAACGTAAAAGTAGTAGAACTAACCCTACCTAAACTTGTAGCATCATCAAAAATTTCATATTCTTTAATAGCAAATTGATTAGTTCCTATTGTTGGCTCTGTCCAATTAAGTATTAAATTATCATCTTTATATTCTTGCGAAATAGTGTTTATATCTACAGAAGATGGATTATTGATACTGATTGATGTTGTTCTAGCATCTGCACTTACATTTCCATCTGAATCTACAGCTTTTATTGAATAAACTTTTGCATTATCATTTTTACTTGGCAAAGTCGGTACAAGAACATTAGTTGTATCAAACTCTCCAATTAAAGTTCCAGTATCGTAATTACTGCCCTCTTTGACTATGTAACCTCTTATATCAAGATCACTAAAACTTGGTGGTACAGCTTCTAATGGAGTCCATGAAAGTCTTATACCTAAATTTGAATCTATTTCACCAGAAAAATCAGGACTAACTTGACTTGGAAGTGTATTTTTACCTTGTACTATTAAAGATGTTGATAAAGTATCTGCTGATTTTTTTCCTGACGCACTTACACTTCTTACTTGAAAATTAAAAATTGAACTGGTAGCTGTATTAACATTTACATCGTCAATATCAAAACTAGGACTTTGAGTAGTAACTACAATTTCTGATTTATTGTCTTGATTATATATAAGCTCATATTTGCTTATACCCTCTACAGGTTTCCACTGAACAATAACTCTTACCTTAATCTGATCTCTATATTTATATAAAGACTCAATAGGATAATTTACAGTAGTTCCATCAGATAAACTAGCCACTGCAAACCTTTCTGGTGCTGATGGAGTTTCATCTAAATTTGTAAGATCACGATGAACTAAAGTCTCTAATTGTTCAACCGCAGCATATTTTGATTCATTATGAGAAACGGCTGAGATGCTAAATGTGTAATCATCTCCTTCTTCTACTGAAACAACTTTGTATTGTTGTGAAAGAATCGTCTGGCTAGAAGTCCCAGTAGTTTCTAAGACCCATGTACTTCCTAGATTAGGATTAGTGTCTTGAAAAGTAGGAATATAATCAGGATTTTCTTGTAAAGATTCTAAAAATGGTGAATTACCATTTGAATCATTTATTTTTATTTGAAATTTACCATTTATTGTTATTTTTTTATTAACGACATCAATAGATTGAACTGTTTTTTTACTAACTTGTCCATTTGGCATTATCACACTTAAATGTCCGTTTAAGTTTGGTAAGTTACTTTGGTCAGTTGTTATAACATGATTTCCACCTACTGTTTGTAAATTAAATATTTTTCCTGCTCGCCTAACACCACTTTTAACTTCATCTTGTATTTCAATCAACATTCCCGGCCTGCATAAGGCTCCTGCTTCTAATGTTGTAGTAAAACTAACTGTTTCTGTTTCAGTAGCAAGTGTCGTTAAAAACCATTTTCCAAGTCTTCTAGCTTGAGTCCTTGATGTTACCCCAAAACTATCAATGTTTTTAGAAATTGCACCATACTTATCAATTTCATTTTGATCTAAAACTTCTTCATAAGCTGAATCTCTTAATTCATTATCAAAATATTTAACTACAACTACATTGGCACGAGTTTTTCGTGATACCCCAGAGTAATTAAATCCTTCTTTAGTGACATTTGTTTTATTAAATAAGAATGATGGGTCTAGACCGTTTTTATCTTGTATTAAAGTAATAGATCCAGCAGTATAAAGTGGCATCCCACGAAATACAGAACAAAGAGAATTTATAACTTTAAAAGCATCCTGTCTTTTTCTTAATACACAATTAAGTGAAAAACGTGGTTCTTTTATTGTTTCTACTTGTCCAGTATTTCTTCGATCTTTAAAACTAACTAATTCTGAACTGTATTTACTAATTGCATAAAAAGAATATATATCTAAATTTGATAATTTTATAAATTGACCAGTACCATATCTTTCTGAAGTTAAAAGATCTAATAAACAAAAAGCAGGATCATTTGTATATTGGGCTGCTGTCAGTTGACCATTAAAAATATATCCATTTGGATAATGTATAAATCCAAAACTTTTTATTTGACTTGCGTTAGCTATACCTAAACTCGCAGCTTGACTCGCATTTCTTACTACAACTGGTGTACCAGTTGAATTTGCTGCTGGTATTCTTACTTTAATTCCATTTATTAAATAAGCTCTTTTGGGTATTGAATTAAATTGCTCTGCATCAATTTTTAATCCTACTAAAGCTGAGTTTGGATAATTTAATACTCTACTAAAAGTACAAGAACCATTAACAACATTTTTTGATTCAGTATGTTGAACTGTAAAAGCAGTAGAGCTAATAACTGTAGTTACTGTGAAATTACCATTGGAAGGTCCTGTATATGAATTATTCCTTATTTGATTATTTCCACTAAACCCAAATTGATTATTACTACCATCATTTAGAAAATTAAACCCTAAACTATCTCCTACTATTTTTGTATGGTCTTCACCAGTATTTACAGTAATTGTATTTCCTGATTGGGAGTATGTGCCAGAAATAGGATTATCAAAATTTTTAATCATTTGATAAGAGGCAACTACAAAACCACTTGTATGATTTATTAATTCATCTGAGCTATTTGCATTTATAGTTGAGTCATCATCAGTTAAGCGAGAGACTTGAAAAGTAACTGGAAAACTATTTCCTGATATATCAAAAGAATATTGTTTTGTATAAGCATCGCCAGTTCTTCCTTTTACAGTTTGTGTAGTGCTTCCATTTATGCTCAAGTCTTGCATGCTAGAACCACTGACTTGTTTTGAAAATTTAATATCTACTTGACTTCCTAAAGTGTCGCCATCTTTATTGACTTTTTGTAAAGCTGCAAATCTTATATCTATGATTACGCTTGTAACAGTTGGATCTGTAATTGTAAAACTTACCGGAGCAGCTTTAAAACAAGTTATGCCAACTCCCTTTGCTGTAGATGTCGTATTAAATCCGTTAAGTACCGGTTGAATAGCTGTACCGTTTGCACGTTGCACCTCAACATCCAGAAAATTATTTGTACCATCTGAATTTTTTAAAGGTGTATTATTTACAAAAACTGACTGCAACCAACTGTTAGTAAACCCACCGGGATCATGTAGCCCTTCTATTTCTCCTTCAGATACAAGGTCTAAGATTCTTGCAAAACTTCTACTATTTAAAGAGTCTTTAGCTGTAGTCGGTGTCCTACCACCACCACCTTTGCTTCCACCACCACCGCCAGCACCTCTTATACCTGAGCCTAATCCGGCATTATGTACACGAATATTATTAGCGATAAAAGTATGTTTGTTTTCAACATTTAAGTTGTAAACAGTTTTTAATCCAATTTTTTTCTTTGAATTAAATGGAACTAAATGATTATTTTGATTAACTGCACAGTCGTCTTTTTCAAGAGTTCCAACTCCAACAAAAGCATTGAACTGATTCAAAATCCAATGGTTTGGAGTAGCAAGGAAAGAAAAACCACCCCAAAAGTTATATTCCCAAACCTCTTCATTTTCATGAATAAAAACCTCTATAACTTTTGATTCATGAATTTTACCTGTGTCATCAAAACTAAGAACAATATCTCCTTTTCTAATATCTTTTATTTTTTTGTAGCCTTTTGGTACAGATACATGTGTATCACCTATAAAGCAACCGCCCCCTCCAGAGCCTTGTATGAGATCTCTAGTCATTATGCCTCAATGTCAGTAGTTGTAATTTTTGCTGAAATTGGAATAGAACCGGTCAGCACATGTCCATAACAGATTGGGACTGCTACTCCTGCACGAGCAGTCTGTTGTATTCCACTAAAACTAAATGATTTAGTTGGGTCTTCCTCTTCTGGTGGGACTTCTGGCACAGGAGTTAGCAAACCAGCAACCCCAGTTAATAACATCAATATTCCAATATTTCCAGCCATTGCACTTATTCCAGCACCACCGGCAAATCCACTTAATCCAAAAGTTAAACTTGTGCCTCCAGTAAATACAGCAGCACCTATTAATGCAACACCAGCAATCATTCTACCGACATTACCAGAACCACTAATTACAGGAATAATTTTAATATCACAATTATTATTTGAAAAATTTAACTCTTCTTTACCTATACAAGTCTCACCACAATATACTTGATAATTATTTTGAGCAATATGAGATTCTATTCCTTGATAATTTGCCATTAAAAACCTAATAGCATCTATAGGGCTATTTAATACTGCTTCAAAAACATCGTTGCCATCACAGATGTCTACTAATTCACCATATAGTTTTATTTTATTTAACATAACGTATCCTCTTGCCAGTGCATTTCATGAGCCACTCTCCATAGAAATCTCTTGAACTTAGTCTACCTTCAATATGATGCAAAATCATTTGATTTTGTAATAGTACACCTATATGGTTTAAACCTGTACTGTTTAAGGAAAAAAGTAAGCAGTCATTAACTTGCAAGTTTTCCGAAGGCTCTAACTCTCTAAAGCCTGTATCTATAAAACATCTTTCAAAATATGGATTATCAGAAAAATCTTGTGGATTTATAGGTCTTTCCCAATCTCGTAATTTTATATTAATTGTTTCAAAATAATCTCTCATTAAACTCCAACAGTCATGTATTCCAAA